GTCATTCAGTCCGTAGGCGTAGGCACCATTTCGTAATATGATGCTTGTTATACCGACTTGTGGCGGTTTCCACATGTGCCTTAGAGGCTTTTGTTATGAGTGATTTGCCAGTCACTACTCCCGAAGTGACAGAAATACCGTCGGGTGCAAGCGTCGAAAACCCGGAAGTCACGCAACCGGAAAGCAGGGAAGGAACGCCATCTAAAACGCCCGAACAGATCCTCAAGGAGGAGTTTGAGCGCAAAGAGAGGGCGATGCAAAAGCGAATCGACCGACTGACACGCGAGAAGTACCAGAGTCGCGCACAGTCGCAAGAACCCGCCCAGCACGAACAGGCTCACGAGGAGCCGCGATACACCGAGCAGGATGTAAGGCGAGAGGCTGAACGGCAGGTGCGTGTGCGGGAAGTGACCGAACGCGCAAATGCCATTGCCGATGAAGGGCAGAAGTCGTTCAAGGACTTCGGCGAAAAGATGGCCGTCGTGCTGTCCGAGTTGCCGCTGTTCCAGAACGACGGATTGCCAACCCCGGCCATGGAAGCCATCGCCGACACTGACAAGCCAGCCGCCGTGCTGCATTACCTGGGCGAAAACCCGGACATTGCCGCAGAGATCGCTGATTTGTCGCCTGCCCGGCAAGCATTACGGATTGCCCGCATTGAGACACAACTTGCGAGCAAACCAGCACCCACGGCCAGCGTCTCCAAGGCTCCCGCGCCGATTACACCGGGCAAGCCAACGAGTACCGCTACCCGCGATCCCGGCCAGATGTCGGACGATGAGTGGCAACGCTGGAAAGACGAACAGAAGCGACTTGCACGACAGCGATAGTCGCAAAATGAGGTATTAGTCATGACTAACACGATTCTGACGCACCAGATGATTGCCCGCGAGGCCGCCGACGTTTTCATGGAGGCATCCCCGTTCCTGAAAAACATCAACCGGGGTCGCGAAAGCGAGTTCGGCGTTGATCGCGGCGGCTACAAGATCGGCTCGTCCGTCACTGTCAAGATCCCGCCTACCGGCACCGTGTACACCGGCTCTTCGTTCGCAGGCGGCGGCTCCGCTCCGGCGTTTTCTGAATCCAGTGTCACGCTGACCCTGAGCAATCAGAAGCATGTCCCGCTGACGTTCACCGCTCAAGAGAAGGTGTTGAACATCACCGACTTCCGGGATCGTATCCTGAAGCCGCAGATTTCGACCTTGGCCGCTGCCGTTGAGGCTGACCTGATCGCCACCGCCACCAAGCTGACCCCCAACCTGGTTGGCACTCCCGGCTCCACGCCGAGCACCATCAAAGCCTTCCAGCAAGCCCGCCAGCGTTTGCAGTTGAACCTGTGCCCGGCCGATCCTCGCACCGTGCTGATGTCGTCCGAGGCCAACGTCGAGCTTGTTGATACCTCTCGCGGGATCTTCAACCCGGTCAAGGAAATCAGCAACCAGTACATGTCCGGCGTGATTGGCTCTGCCATCGGTGCCGACTGGTACGAGTGCGTGAACCTTGCCAGCATCACCAACGGCGATCAGGTGTCATCCGTCACTGTCAAGGGCGCGAGCCAGACCGGCAGCACTTTGCTGGTCAACGCTACCACCGGCAAGGTGTTCAAAGCCGGTCAGGTGTTCACTATCGACAGCGTGTACGCCGTGCATCCGCTGACCGGTGCCGTGTATACGACTCAGCGTCAGTTCGTCATCACCGCAGACGCCACCGCCGCCTCTTCTGAAGCGTCGCTGTCGATCTACCCGCCGATCACGACCGCCGCACCGAACCAAACCGTTAACGCCTCTCCGTCCAACACGGCCGCGATCACGTTTGTCGGTGCAGCATCGACCGCATACACCCAGTCGCTGATGTACCACCGTGACGCCTTCACCGCTGCATTCGCTCCGCTGCCGATTCTGGCATCGTGCGAAGGCTACACTTACAGCGCCAACGGGTTCAGCATCCGCGTGATGACCTTCGGTAACGGTCAGACCGACACGGAAAGCACCCGTATCGACGTTCTGTACGGGCTTGCGGCGGTTCGCGGTATACACGCCTGCCGTATCATCCAGTAACGCAACCACCGGGCAAGGATGCCCATTTCAGGAGGTTGACGCATGGCCACGGCCACCGACTTTATACGCGGCGCACTGTCGCAACTCGGCGTTTTGGCGCTCGGCGAACAGCCGGATGGCGATGTCGCGGTTGACTGCCTGCAAATCCTCAACAACTTGGTCGACAGCTGGAATACGGATAATCTGTATATCCTGACTCGCCAGGATCACACGCTCGCCGTTTCACCCGGCACCGCTTCGGTCACTATCGGCCCGTCGATGCAGATCAATGTGTCCAGACCGGTCGCGCTTGAGCCTCGCGCTTTCTTCCGTTTCACCAATCTTGATTTCGACATGGAGCAGATCGACCTGCCCACGTTTAACGAAATCACGATCAAGTCACTGTCAACGACCTATCCATCGTATTACTACTACGACGCCAATTTCCCGACCGGCACGATTTACTTCTGGCCGGTCCCGATTCAGTCTTGTGTCCTGCATCTGCCGCTCATGCAGCAATTGAGCGAGTTTGCAGACCTGACGACTGACTACAACTTTCCGCCCGGTTATCGCCGGTTTATCACGCTTGCCCTTGCCGTCGAGCTTGCGCCGAACTATCGGCCCGTCACGCCGGACCTGATGCGCAACTACGCCACCGCCAAGCGCAATGTCCGCAAACTGAACGAGCGGGTTCCGAACCTTGAGACGCCGCCATGGGTACAACGCGGCAGCGACAAACGCGGCAACGGCTTGGCTAACTTCCTGGCGGGCTACTGATGCGCATTCCCTTCAACGGCCCGGCCTACAAGACTGAATCCGTCAATCAGTCGGCGCAACGCTGCGTTAACCTGTATCTGGAAGCCACCGAGCAGGGCGGCAAGACGCAGTCGACACTATACCGGACACCGGGCAAGGTGCTGCGCAAGTCGCTTGGCAATGCTGATCCTGTGCGCCAGATGCTGGCCTTTGGCGATTACCTTTACATCGTCTGCGGCTTTGTCGCCTACCGGCTGACAACCGGCTATGTCAGCACATCGCTCGGCAGCATCGGAACCCGTTCCGGCTATGTGTCCATGGCCTGCAACGGATCGCAGGTGATGATTGTCGACGGCGTGTCCGGCTGGATCATCGACATTGCCACGGCAACGCTGACGCAGATCACGGACCCGGATTTCCCGAACGGCGTCACATGGGTGCGGTATTTCGATGGCTATTTCATCGTCGGCGGCAACGACACCAAGCAATTTTTCTACTCGGCGCTGAATGACGGCACGTCATGGGATGCACTTGATTTTCAGTCTGCCGAAGCTGACCCGGGCAACATCATCGCGGGCGAAGTCGACCATCGGGAACTGATGATTTTCGGCGATAACGGCGTCGAGACGTTCATCGACTCCGGCAACGCCGACGCACCGTTTCAGCGAGCCGGTAATGCCTACGTCGAAACCGGCTGCGCTGCCGTCGCGTCCGTTGCCAAGCTGGATAACTCGGTGTTTTTCCTTGGCCGTGATCGACGCGGCGATGGCATCGTCTATCGCATGAATGGCTACACCCCGGCGCGTATATCGGATTTCGGTATCGAAAACGCGATCCGGCAATACAGCGTTATCAGTGACGCCATCGGGTTCGGCTACCATCAAAACGGCCATGCTTTCTACGTTCTGACTTTCCCGTCCGCCAACGCGACTTGGTGTTATGACGCATCAACAAACGCATGGCACGAACGCGCCTACATGGACCAGATGACCGGCGACTATAACCGCGACCTGGCCAACTGCTATGCGTTTTTCGGGCGCGATCATCTGGTCGGCGACCATCGCAGCGGGCGCGTCTATGCGTTTGATCTGGACGTGTTTACGGACGGCGGCGACGTTATCAAATGGCTGCGGGCGACGTATGCGCAGGACAGTGAAAACAACCGGGTATTCTATCAGTCGTTTGAACTGGACATCGAGGCCGGTGTCGGCACGACCACGAACTATGTGACGGGCGGCGCGGATGGCCCAGCTGTCCCGGTCGATGCCTATCAGTCGACCTACACCGACACGACTTTGACGCCGGACGCCACGCTGACCAGCGGCCCGGCCATTAAGTTAGCCGCGACTGCCTCTTATGGCACGATTGCGCCGACCGGATTCGGCACAATGTCTGCCAGCGTTGTCATGCCTGCTTATGCGGGCGGCGACACGGTGACCTCGTGGTTGTTTGCCATCGTCAATTCCGGCGCGACGTTTGAGGACATTGAACAAGTAGTGAATGGCAATCCGCCAACCGGAATGCTTGTCATGGCGTTTTGCAATGGCATCATGTCCGGCCCGTCTTTTGTCTGCGGCTCATACGACGGTGGATTCACGCTAGGGACTAATCGCTCTTGCTCGTCCGGCGATACCATCATGCTCGATTACGATTACCCGACTAGGCAACTACAGGCGCAAGTGGCAGGGCCGACTTCGCTTGCCACAATGCCAGCGATTCCGACCGGCGAGTATTTCAAGCTGGTTGTCGGCGTTACCTCGACATCCGGCGCCACCGTTTTCACAACCGGACCGCTCAATTTCAACATGAGCGAGACGACTGGCGGGCGTGACGGCTGGCAGACATCAGCAGTCTATGGCAGCGTTGTTATTGACCCGAAAGTGATGCTCCGCTGGTCAGACAATGGCGGCCACACATGGAGCAATACCAAGTATCTGAAGATCGGCAAAATCGGTCAGTACGGACGTCGGGCGAAGCGCGAGCAGTTGGGCGCAGGCCGTAACCGGGTCTGGGAGATCAGCGGCACCGATCCGGTCAAGATTGCAATCATGGGCGGAATCTTGCGCGCAACGGCGGCTAACA